TGAAACGCCTGATGGCCAAGATCAGTTTCACTTTCAAGTCCAAGGAGGGAGTGACCTTCACCCCCCGTAGCTATCAGTTCCGTCATGTGGCCGAGTGGGTATCCCCCAAATTCAGCCAAGACATAGGGTTAGCAAAACGAAATGCGAGAGATTTAATATGAATTGCGCTGAAAATTAATAAGATACGATTCGGGCGTTTCAAATCATTTTGCGACATATTGAAGAATAAAGTGACAAAACGACCGTCTACCTCCCTTACCAGAATAGTATAAAGTGAAACCGCACAGGCTTTATACAATAAAGATATAAAATATCCTCGACTTATCCAAACACCCACTTGGAAGCATCGGTTAAATACCGCTTAAAAGCCCTTTAAATAAAGGATTTACAGCCTTTATTATTTTCTCCATACATCCCTATACATATTGGCTTAAAAGAGCATTTTAAAGCCTTTATTATCTCAGATCTTCCACCATGGGAGTAATATGCTGATTTGTTAAACAAGTGTTAAAGGGGTTACACTTTTCTAACTTGGGGTTACAGTTTGGGGTTACAAATCGCAAAAAAAAAACGCCCGAATATTGGGGTATATGTATTATAAAAATGGCTCTAAAATAGAAAAGCCTTGTTTTTTACACCCTATATGTACATTGGGTTGAATTTGTAGCAAATAATAAGATATTGATTATTAGACAATTACTTGCATAATTGGGATAAAACACCTATATTTGCATAGATTCAAGCTGCAAATTATATGTTGGTGTGTGATGATAGACTAGTCGAAGTGCTCCCGGTTTCATTACCGGGGCACTATAAAACAGTGATTCTAGCCAATTCGTTATATAAGTGTCAGGATATAGGCTTTAGTCTATTTTTTAAGGTAATAAGATTGTTGTTCGCGTGAGGCTGCCCCATTTTCTGCATAGATTTGAGGCAGCCTCTTTTATAATTAATAGTATGGAAGGAAAATTAGTGGTTTCTTTTGATTTTGTAAATGAAAACGACCTGAGGATCGTTGATCAGAGATATTGTAACACGCTAATCGCTCCAGTATGTGGTGAAAACGTGACAATAAACGATTATGTTGATTTTCAATTAGCTCTTACAAGTTTCCTAAATTGTTATTTAACAGATGATTTATCGCGTCATCTCGTTTCCCGTCTCCCAATTGAGATAAGTTTAACGGAATAACATCTTTTTTAAACGAGTAATTCTCTTAATATAGCATATGAAAGTATCAGTAAAACAGCGAGTATTAATGATATTGCGGAAATCCATTCGCAGATTGTTGTGCGTTTTTTCTTTTGGACTAAAACAGCGCCAATCTCGCGATCTTCTTGAATTGCAGTACGTACTTCCTGAACATATTGCTGACGACACCGTTCGATCAGCATTGAATGATCATATAGAAGTATACTCGTGGTTAGCACACCGAGTGTCAATAATCCGATCGAAAGAAGAAATGCCCAGCGGATGTATAGGTGTTGTGAACTTCCTATGCGAAGGGAGATTAGAATTCCGTCTAAACTTGAGGATACAAGTAGAATATGTTGCCAAAACGACAATATCCTCTGAGAAGATTGAGCTGTGAGATCCTCTATCTTCTTCTGTTGCTTCTTATAATATTCCAATGATGTATTACGCATTCTTATTTTCTTATTAAATTATTAGTATCTGATTATCACTCAATTATTATCTTTATTTTATGGTCGGGGCATCGGGTTGCGCAGAAGAGCCTGATATACGCGATGAGCTCCGCTTTTTTTTTGCAATCTCTGCATGGAAGTCGGAGCTTGTTGTTGAGAGTTCCTGCTGTTCCAACTTAGCAAGTTTTGTTTCCAATTCCTTTATTTTTTTTTCTTTTTCCGCAAGGATTTCCGCCTGTAGTTTTTTGTAATCCTCATACATACTAACAAAAAAAGGATCTATAGTAGTAGGTGAGTTTATATCTTCTTGTTTTTGTTCAGTCCTTAGCATAGAGCCACGTCCTGTTATTAACCAATCAACGTTTATTTCAAACTTGTTTGATATATCGTATATTATATCATAAGAAGGTTTGGCTTTTTTATCTCTAAAAAGTCTGGATATTTTCTCAGAACTATTATAGCCTAACTCTTTTGATAAAGAGAGGCTGTTCAATGATTTATACTGCATAAAAGCCTTAATTCTATCTACAATGTTATTGTTCATAAAAGTTAAATTTCATACATGTTTGAAAAATCAATGCTATTTTTCTTGGTTTGTTTCAAAGATGTTTGTAATATTGCATCGGGTTTAATATAAACCGCGCCAAATATAGCAATTTTAATCCAATAAATATTGAATATGGGACAAGTAATTAAGTTAGGCGCACAAGGCAAGAAGGAACTTGCCGTCGCCTTTAAAGTAACAATGGCTTATGTCGGACAGGTTTTGTCCGGTCAGAAGAAGGGTGGTAAAGCTCCGGCAATTTGGGAAGCCGCCAAGAAGCGGAACGACAGCGAGCTGTACAATATTGACAAAATCGCCAAGCATGAGACTGTAAAGATTCTCGACAACAAGGGTAATGTAAAAGCAGAACGTACTAATTAATAATGTATAATTATGGAAACACCGAACAACAACCAGCAGACAACAGGTCTGCAAATCTTCTTCAAAGAAGATATTGATGCTAATGTAAGGGTAAAGGTAATCAATGGAGCTCCTTGGTTTGTGGGGAAAGATGTGGCGGCTTCTCTAGGGTACACCAAAACACGAAACGCAATTTCGCAACACGTTGATAATGAGGACGCCCTAAAACAGGGCGTCCCTGATAATCAAGGATTTATTCAAGAAACAATTTTAATCAATGAAAGTGGCATGTATGCTCTTATTTTCGGATCCAAGTTACCGACTGCCAAAGCATTCAAAAGATGGGTAACTAACGAGGTTCTCCCCTCCATTCGTCGTACCGGCGGCTACTCCGTTCGTCCGACACAGCGTCCGACGCTTCCCGCACCCAAGTTCCGTCCGGACTTCATCGAATGGAAACAGGCTGTGTGCCGTTATCTCAACCGAAATGATCTGAAAACGGTTGCCACCAACATGAAAGTCACCTACTCCCATGTATGCAAGGTGTATTCCGGCAACACAATGAGCCGCCGTATAGCCGACAGACTGACGAAGCTGGCTATCTCCCACAAGAACAAAGGCATCATATATCCCGAACCTGTTCCGGTGTACAGGCAACTGCTGATAGAATGGGAGGAACAGGGATGATTACTTATACGATGGGTATCAACCTTGAATACCTGAGGATCGTGATAACTATCTGGCGTGAATACGGGATGCTTTGCCCCATCATCATTCCCAAGGACCAGGACGCCGAAGGGGCGGTGATGGTGAAGATAGGACCGACAACCGACATGAAGGTCGCGGAGATGGTCGACAAGATATGGGACATAGCCGGCGCGAAGCGTCTGGTCAAGGAAATCGAAAAATAAGAGAATATGAATAATAGAATATCAGACTTACCGTTAACCACTACCCCGGTGGGGTTGGGTTATAATAATATGAATGTGTTTAGAAACTCATTAGGGGAATTACAGGTCCAACTGGCAGCACCGCCGCTTGGCCTTGACGGGTCAATTTTTTTTAAAAGGTGAAATAACACATGACGCCGGAGAGGTCCGGATGATCAGAAAACATAAACTGATAAAAATTGAAAGATTATGAAGAAACTGACAGCAATTTTGAAAGGCTGCAACCTTGTGGACAAGTTGTTCAGCCTGCGTGAGAAAGAGATCAACCGTAAGATCGAGGGAGCCAAGGACGATTGCGAGAGACGCAAGGCCGAGGCGGAGATCAAGTATGAGAACTATTGCAAGGAACTGGGTGAGAAAGATGTAGACTACCGGCGCATCATCAACGGAATGCTTGAATGCAAGCAGGAGATAATGGACGCCGACGAAACGCTCAAGGTGATTGCGGAGGTGGAAGCGGACCTTCAGTCCGAGGCCGAGCTGGAGGAAGAGAAAGAAAAATAGTTCATACAACCGGTAATAGATTGAATTTTAGTTAGACATTCCGTCCCGGTCCGTGACGGATAGGGACGGAAATTTGAAGACAATTTTATAAACCCTTAAAAATGATTCGTAATGAAAACATTCAGAATAATCCATATAGCGGCCGCTGTCATCGGCCTTGTGGTAGTGCTCAGACTGGCGGACAATCTCCGCCCCACCTTCAACGAGAACCTTGCCGCTTCGGTCCTTGCAGTCGTATGCTGCCTTTCCCTTATCGGACAAAGGTATTACAGGGAGGAAAAATAGGACCGCGGTCAGGGAGCCGGAAGGCGGCCCTCGTTTCCGGTCCGACGCCGGAAACCGCACAAAGTCAAATTATACAGAAATGCCAATCTTTATAGACAACAACATACTGGTAGTCACCAAAGACGAGCTTGTTCCGCGGTTTTACAGCTACAACAGCTTGAAAGTTCAGCTGTTCCGCCATCAGGACAAGCCCACCGGAATCAAGCGGTACAGCCGCGGCGGTGGCAGCGGAAGACGTCTGCTGGTGCTCTTCGATTCCCTTCCCGCCACCATACGGGAGTCCCTCGGCGATCCCCGCCGTGTGGAACATATCCTCCTGCTTTACTTCAACACGGACGCCGCCGCCGTGGAGTTCTACTCCAACATCTATGAGGATGCCGGCGGAAAACTCTCCACGGAGGAGCAGGAAAGGTATGTGATGAACGCCTCCGTCCTGAACGCCCTGCTGGCGTTGCGCGAGGCCCGTCTTACCGAATGGCAGTCCAGAGGCAGAAGAAGCATGTACGGACTGGACGACTCGGTATGGAGTGATTACAGCACATTCGGGAAGGTGCTGGAGGAGAAATTCGGGAAGACGCACACGCTGCCCCCCTCCCGTGCCCGCCTTCTGGAGAAAATGAGGAAATACGCCGCCCTGGATGCGGAGGAGAGATACCGTTTCCTTGTCAACAAGAACAGGGGTAACAATTCCGCAGGAATACGGACGGAGAAGGCCCGTGCCCTTCTGGAGAGCATGTTCGTGCACCAGTCATGGAAACCTGACGCCGCCGAGGTGTTCCGCCAGTACGAGGCCTTCCTTTCGGGTTATGTGGAGGTTGTGGATGTGGAAACCGGGGAGGTGTTTGACCCGAAAGGGTACGGAAAAATATCCCAGCGTACGGTAAGCGGCTTCCTGTCCTCGTGGGAGTCGGGCGTGACCACGTCGCGCAGGCGCACGGGCAACCGTCAGATCCGTCTGGGCATGTATGTTCCTTTCGAGACGCTGGAGCATCCCCGATGGGCTGGAAGCATCATATCCGTGGATGACCGTCAGCCCCCCTTCTTCTATGCCGAAGGAAAGCGTGTATGGTTCTATTGCGGGGTGGACCTGGGAAGCGAGGCGATCACCGCATGGGTTTACGGCACCGACAAGGAGGGCATCATCACGGAATTCTACCGCCAGATGGTACGCAACTACGCCCTATGGGGTATGCCGCTTCCTTACGAGCTGGAATGTGAGAGCAACCTGAACGCCGGTTTCTCGGACAGCTTCCTCAAGCCCGGCGCGATGTTCAAGTCCGTCAGGATCGAGGCCAACAGTGCCCGTTCCAAACGGTGCGAGGCGTACTGGCGCCCGTTGCGTTACAGGATGGAGAAAAGGCGTGAGGGCTGGCTGGCCCGTCCGTTCGCCAGAAGCGAGTCCAACCAGGCGGCTGTCGGAAAGGTTCCTGTCCTGCCTTACGAGAGAATCGTCCAAGAGTGCCTTGAAGATATCGAGAAGTGGAACAACACGGAGCATAGCATCTATAAGGGAATGACCCGTTGGGAGGTGTTCCTGCAGAAACAGAACCCCGACAATGCGAACTCCATCAACTGGCGGGGCATTCTTCTTTCCTTGGGGAAGAGGACGGCAACGAGTGTCAGCATGGCCGGACAGATACGGTTCAGGAACTCCTTCTATCTTCTGGGTGACGGCGGCACGCTGTGCACCGGCGAGAAGCTGGTCGGTTACATGCGTGTCCTGGCGGGGAAGGACGTGGACATCTATTACCTGGACGATAATGACGGGGAGGTGCTGAACGCCGTTGTCTGCCTCAGGGGAGAGAGCAGGATCATATGCGAGGCGGTCCCACAGCCGCGTACGGCGCGTTCCGTTCTGGAGGAGACTCCGCAGCAGAGGAAGAACCGGGAGCTGATGGCGCGTTACCGGAACACGCTCGAGGGGTACAGCAAGGAGCGTTACCATGAGATCGGCAGGGTGGCTGTCATAGACCACAGGAGCGACATACTGAATGACGGGTTCCGTATCGCATCCCTTGAAAGGAGGAGTATTCCGGAAAGGGACGGCGAGGTCGAGATATTGGAAGAGACACCTGTGGACAACACTCTTTTAAACGGTACCCAAATATCATTCAAAAAGGATTTAAGAACAAACTTTTAATATTATAACATATGGAAATAGAAACAACACGGGAATACAGACAGAAGGTGCTGGAAGCCCTGGAAGAGGCGAGAAAGCGTTTCAGCGGGAGCAACGGGGAGTTTGCCAAGAAATACGGGCTCCATCCCAGTATCTACAGCGAGATAGTCAAGGGGAAGATAACGGCGGACACGGAGAGGAAGATCGGGGATGCCAGATGGCTGGCTGTCGGCCGTCTGCTTGGGGTGGCCGCTTCGGAACGTGCCTGGAGGATGGCCCGCACGGATGTGTTCAACATGATCGAGCAGTATGTGGATTTCTGCAAGGAGCATTCCAAAGCGATGATGTTCGTGGACGAATGTGCCATAGGGAAGACATACTCCGCCTTGTACCTGTCCCGCAACCGCAAGAACTGCTTTTATCTGGACGCCACGCAGTGCCGCAGCCGCCGTTCCTTCATCCTCCATCTGGCGCGCTGCATCGGCGCGGACGAGGGTACGACCGAGGAAATGGAGGACAGTATCAAGTATGCCTTGTGCAACATCCCGTACCCGGTGGTCATCATCGACGAGGCGGGGGCGTTGAGCTATGCCGCGCTTGAATCGCTGCATGGCCTTTGGAACGGTACGGAGAACCTCTGCGGCTGGTTCATGATGGGATCCGACGGATTGCGTACCAAGCTCCAGAACGGCAAGGGGCGCAGCAGGAAGAACTCATTCAAGGAGCTGTTCTCCCGTTTCTCCAGCAAGTATTATTCAATCGTGCCTACCGGCAAGGATGACCGGCTGCTGTTCTACCGCCGGCTGATCACGGATGTGCTGTCGGTCAATGTGGATGATATGCAGATAGTGAAAAAGGTGGTGAACATGTGTCTTGACACGCACGGGGACACATTGGAAACCGGATTGAGACGTGCGGAATCGGCATTGATACTTATGCAGGAAGGAGCCTAAAATGGAAAAGGAAGAGAAGAAACCCAAAAAACGGGTGCGCCTGCTGACCATGCGCAACGTGTATGACAAGAAAATATCGAAGTTCCGCTTTTCCGGCATGTGGGCCGACTATGTATCCCCCGAGCCCGAGGATCATGGGATATGGCTGGTCTACGGTGCGGAGAAGAACGGAAAAACCACTTTCGCCCTCATGCTGGCCAACTATCTCCGCCAGATGGCCAGGGTTCTGTACTTGAGCGCGGAGGAAGGCATTTCGGCAAGCATACAGGACACCTGCCTGCAGGTAGGTATTCCGCAGGAGTGCTCGAACATGTACATGTATGAGTATATGCCTATAGAGGATTTGTGGGAGAAGCTGCGTGACCGCCGCAGTGCCAAGGTGGTTTTCATTGACAATGCCTCCTATTACAAGGACGAGCTGATGAGCAGGGAATACGGGCTGCTGAAACTTGTCCGCAACTTTCCGGAGAAACTGTTTGTCATTCTGGCACATGAGGAGAAAGGGAAACCGCATAATGCCGCCGCACGGCAGGCATCCAAACTGGCCAAGGTAATTTTTCATATCCAAGGGCTGGCGGCCATAGTCGGCGGACGTGTCGGAAACAATGTGGGCAGGAAGATTCCCATTGTCGAGGACAGGGCACGCCTCTATCATGGCGATGTGCTGAACGACGAACCATTTAACAGCAATAACAATGAACAAGAGAATTGAATTACCCGCGACAAATGCCCAGAAGCGGTGCATACACCGCCTCAGACGGCAGTTCGGACTGGACGAGGATGAATACAGGCATCTTGTCCGGCAGTTCAGCGGCGGACGGACAACGACGTCCGCGGAGTTGTGCAAAAGCGAGGCCGCAAGGCTGATCGGGACGCTGCTCGATCCCGACAGGAGAAAGGATCCGGAAAGACGGGAGAAACTGGCACTGGTCAAGGCCATTTACGCCGTGTCGATGGATATCGGTTTTCTCAACAGGAGCTACCGCAGCGACAATCCCGTGGAGGTCGAGATGAACAAGGCGAAGATCACCTCCTTCCTGAAGAGCCACGGAGGATGCAGGAAGCCGGTGTCAAGCCAGAATTTGGAGGAACTGAAGGCCACACTGAAACAGCTGAAGGCCATAAGACGGAAGGAGGAGGTATGAGAAGAATCTTTAACCTGTTACACAGGGTAGTGATCTTGTTAGGTGTCCTGGCTGTGATCATCGAAGACGAACCTGTAAAAAGGGCGTTTGCTCTGATGGGGCTGTTGGCAATGCTGGTATTGGAATATGAAGAAGATGACAACAATGAAAACAATAATAATAATGGAAAAGACGAAATTCGAAAAGGAATGTGCTGACATGTGTGCCGATTGCCACGCCAAAGGACTGGACATCTGTCGGGAGGATGCGGACACCGTGCAGCCGATGTTCGCCCGGTGCGGGCTGTGCGGGAAGGTGTTCTGTGAATACAACAACCACATGACCGTGAACCATCTCTGCTGGGAATGCCAGACAGCCATAGAACAGAACGTTGACTGCAACGAGGAGATAATCGACCCTGATTTATTCAGGAATTTATTCACTAATAAATAAGAACAGATATGGATATCAAGAATTTATCTGAAAAGGAACGTGAGGCCCTGCTAAGCAAGCTGCAGGCCGAAAAGAAAAGAAAGGACGGGGACCGAAAGAAGAACTACCAGAAGCTGCGTGCCAGATTCCTCGCTTCTGTGGAGAGGAAGCTCCGCAAGTATATCAAGGACGGCCAGGAGTTCAAGGAATGGCTCCGTAAGGAGGCCACCGCCTACTATGACCAGCTGAAGGAGTACGGCGGCCTGAAACGTGACGAGCAGCTCGGGTTCGAGGTGAAGAACGACACCTTCAAGGTCTCCGTCAAGGGGAACCGGGTCAAGGGCTTCGACGAGAGGGCCGACGTGGCAGAGAAGCGCCTAGTGGACTACCTGAACGCATGGATCGGCAAGAAGGGCGATGACGGGCGCAACCCCATGTACAAGCTGGCCATGTCGCTGCTCCAGCGCAACGAGGCCGGGGATCTTGACTACAAGTCCATCTCCCGCCTGTACGAGCTCGAGGATGACTTCAACGACCCCGAATATTCGGAAATCATGCGGCTCTTCCGTGAGAGCAACGTGGTGGAAGGCACGGTGATCCGCTTCTACTTCGAGGAGAAGGACGGAAATAATCAATGGAAAAGAATAGAACCCTCATTTAACAAGATGTAAATTATGACGCACAATTGGTTTGAATGTTCCATCCGCTACGAGAAGGTGGCGGAGAACGGTATGAACAGGAAAGTAACGGAAGCCTATCTGGTCGATGCGCTCAGCTTCACGGAAGCGGAAGCCCGTATTATTGAAGAAATGAACTCGTATATCAGCGGTGAGTTCACCGTATCGGGCGTCAAACGCGCCGGTTACAGCGAACTGTTCCCCTCTGAGGAAGATGCGGCCGACCGCTGGTTCAAGTGCAAGCTGTTCTTCATCACGTTGGACGAAAAAAGCGGAGCGGAGAAAAAGACCCCCACTACCGTACTGGTACAGGCTTCCGACCTTCGCGATGCCGTAAAGAAGCTGGACGAAGGGATGAAGGGCACGCTGGCGGACTATGTCATCGGCTCGGTGGCCGAGACCGCCATTATGGATGTCTATCCCTACACTGCTGATGTGAAACCTGAATTTCCCGGTGATGATAAGAAGGAAGTTTGACCATCCCCATGTAGTCCTGTGCCGCACATGCTGCGGCCGGGGCTTTCTTGAGAACCTGGACGAGCTGGCGGACACCGTATATACCGTTGCCTGTCCCGCCTGCAAGGGGAGCGGACGTGTGGTCGTATCCTCCGTTACCCTTACCACCGTGGAGCCTTATGATCCCGAATCCCCAAATCTCGCGATGTATGGAAAAGGACGGAATGAATGAGTACCTGCTGCTCTCCGTGGAAAAATTGGAGAGTCTCAAATCCGCAATGGAGGAGATATTGGATGAACCAAGACTCCGGTGCCGGGAGGGCTGGCATAAGCGTGACAGGGCGTTCCGTCCGCAGAGTTTCAGGAAAAGAACCACCTGGCACCGCATAAGGAGCCGGTGCTTTTAAAACAGATTTAAGAACCTTTTAAACGACAATCTTATGAACCTGAGAAAAGACAACAAGGAAAAGAAACCGATGCAGCTTATACTGGACGAGATCTCCGGAATGACGGGCGTCTCCCAGGAGATGATCCTGTCCCGGATGATATCCAGGAACATATCCGATTCAAGGATGCTGTTCTGCTATATGGCGTATGAGGAAGGGTATCTGTTCCGTGAGATAGCCTCCTTCCTGAAGATATCCAGATGCAGGGCGACAACCGCGTATTATGATGTGAGACTGAGAAAGGAAAAGTTCCGCCCGATCATTGCAAGGCTGGCCGGATGCGGAACACCGGACTTTCCGCCAATGGAGAAGGAACATCAACCGGGAAAAAAACAAATGGACATCCTATGAGAACAACAGATAAAAACAAACGGTATCCCATTCCGGAATTCCACTATGAGATAAGCAGGAATGGTGAATTATGGAACACCAACACCGGAAGACTGATAAGACTCGGTTCTGACGGACGTTACTTGGTAAGAAAACAGAAGCGTCTGTATCGGTTCTCTGTGAGCAGGCTTCTGTATTCGGTTGAGCATGGGGTATCCCCTGATTCCATACAAGGGATAGTCATTATGACGGAAGATAAAAAAACGGTTCTGACGACACGCTCGTATTATTGCAAGAATGTTATAATACCTTTCAGGCACGGTTCTTCCCAAAGAGATCTGGTCCAACGCTATCGCGAGGCTATCCGTATAGCCGAAGTCATGATAGGCTTTTATGAAGAAGGTAGTATGGAGGAGATGGTGTCCGTTTTTACCATTTACGAATCAAAGGTCAAAGGCTATATGTATTCAGGAGGATTCACTAACAGCCAGGATGTTGTAAAGGAAGCGTGGCAAAGTATCATCACCCGTGTAATATCAAGCATAAGTGAAAAGAAACTGTTCACAATTGATCCTTACAATTATCTCCGCTGGTGTGTACGCAACTATTTCAATGAAAGGAAAAGGGAACGTATGGCATTGGTCGGAACACCGGAAAGGAGAAAAGGGCAAATGACCTATGATGAGATTATGGAAGCATTATAATTCAAAACGATATAGATATGAGTGAATTATATATACCGCCTGAGCGATTTGAGAGAGACTTTATTACCGGACGATTTTTAAAAGGTTGTGTATCTCACAACAAGGGTCGTAAAATGGTTTATCATTCAAAGCGTTCCAAAGCCAGAAGTATAAAAAATCTGTCTAAAGGACGTGGGGCTTGGCATAAGACCGGAGCAGGTATGAATAAAAAGAGCGTAGTTTTGATAAAGGATGAGAAATTATGTGGAGTATTCCCTTCGATACAAATGGCTGGTAAGATGATTGGCGTGGCTCCTTCTTTGATCAGTGCTATATGTCGGAAAGTGAGAGGCAAACATACGGCTAATGGATACAGATGTTTTTTTGAAGATAGCAATGATTGGTATAATTTAATTAAACAAGATTATGAATAATGACAGACAGAAGATATTAACTGATTATATTTCCTACTTATACACAACAGGCAGGACTTATGATACTGTCGGGAAATATATCAAGCATGTCACGGATTTTTTAGAAATGGCCAAAGAAGTGAACCGCCGTGGTTATTTGAATTACAAGCGTGAAAATGCAGATGTCATGGTGCGTCATTCGCTAATGTGTTCAGCTATATGCGATCTATTATCCTATCTCAACATCGGATATGGAAAAAGGGAAAAGGCGGTGAAACCTTTGGAAAAACTTGATGTCATTTCG